TACACCGCGCAAGGCAAAGCGGGATTAGGCGGGATTAGGCGGGAAGGGGCGGGACAACAAGGGGTTAGGATTGATTTGAGAGGCGATTTTCAAAGTGGCACGAACGGTGGAAGAACGGCCCAAACACGAGACTTGCGCGGGTGATTGCCGCAATTTTGCCGCGCGTTTTGCCGCAGAATTGCCGCGCTATTCGTCGCGGCGATCCGGCGGGGGTAGCAGCGGGCAGGTCACGGGCAGGTCGTAAGGACCCGGCTCTCGCGGCGGATCGGGCCAGAGGCTGTCCCACTGCTCCCGACGATACTGCAGGGCCAGCACAACGCCCCGGATGTAACGATCTCGCTCGGCCCTGGCGAAGGCCCAGCGGGCACGGAACTGCCGCTCCTGGTCGTCCTGGCGGAGGCTGGCGATATAGATATCGTGCTCGCGAAGGTTCTCGCGGTAGAGGCGGTCGGCTTCCGTATTGAACAGGCGGGCGGCACGCTCGTGGAGGGCGCCCGGGGCGGCGGCGCTACGATCGGGCGCTGCCGCCGGCCGTGCCTGCGGCGTGCAGGCGGCGTGCTGAGGCGCGGCAGAATGGATGCGGAGACCGAGGGTAACGCCGGCCGCAATGAGGCCGGCCAGGCAACCCGCTGCGATTATGGATATTCTGGCGGTGGTCATTTCCTTCGCTTCATCAGACAGACAGCGCCGAGTAAGGTTAGTACCACGGTCGCCGGCTCAGGGATGGTCTGCGGCGTCGGGTCGGAGTCGTAAAGGGTTGTAGTCAACTCCGTGCTGGTGAGATCGCCTTCGGCCGTGGAGAAAATCTCAATGTCGCCGCCCAGCCAGCCGATAAGCTTGACCGCCACGTCCCAGACCATCCCGGCCGGGACGGTGTCGAACAGCTCATACTCGTCGCCGCTGTTGGGGGCACCCGGGGTCGGGTCAACATCGAAATAGGGCGCCCACTGCTGTGTGGGCGGGTAAAAGACGATCCCCTGTGTGTAGGCCGCTCCATCGCCGCGAATTCGCTTCTCGGCCGCCGCGCCATACCAGGGGTTTTCAGTGTTGGTCCAGGCCCAGCCGCCGATGCCGCCGAGTGTACCGGAGTGGATTTCGATCTTGAACCGGACGTTTGTCAGGGCCGTCGCGGAGGCGGAGTTGTCGATAATCGGTCGGACGGCCTTGTAGCCGTCGAACGATATGCCGTTGCGGTCCTGGTTGGCGGCGTCCATCTCGACCGTAGCGGCCGAGGCGGCGGATGCCAGCAGACAAACGATTGTCGTTGCGATCGCGGATACCTTACGCATGTTCTTCCCTTTCAGTTGTCGCCCCGATGTGGAGGGGCATATTGTACCGCGCATCCGTGCAATTACCTATCGTCCTTTTGTCAAGCCGTTTCCGGTTTCGGATCCAGCCAGCCGCCGATAACCTTAATCGGCAGGTTGATGCCGTAACACTTCGCCAGTCCGGCACAAAAGTAGCGGTAGCCCCGAAAGCCTACCATCGGCTGGGGGCGTATCCACCGCCACGAGTGGGCGGGCATAAACACGTAGAAGCCCGGCTCGTACCATCGCCCCGTCGTGTCGCACTGCATTCGGCGAGGGATGTTCGCTGCCCGTGAGACCACGGCGTAGCCCCTCAGGTAGCCGTCCTCGACATACCAGACACGCTCGCCGATGTTGATGCTCGGCGATTGATCGAGCCGGAACCGGCGGAAATAATTGCCGCCGCCGGCGTCGATACATTCCTCGGCCTCGCGTGCAGCCTCTGTCATCCGCGTTTTCGGTGTAGTTACGCAGATATCCATGGTTATTTCACCCGGCCTTCCTTGCCGGCAGGCCGAGGATCAGGCCCTTGGCCCGTTCCATCAGTGCTATCAATTCGCCCTGGAGCTTTTGTGGCATGAGCAGGTCGGCGTGTTTCTCGCCGGCTGCGGCCAATGCCTCGCGGCCGGCTTCCGTGCGGGACAGCTCCGTCATGAACGCATCCATGATGTCGGCTACGGTGGTGCCCTCAGACGCCACCAGCGCCGCCAGGTCGTCGGCGCCCTCACCGGGGCGGTGCTCGGCGAAATCGAGCGCCATCTGCACCGCAGCCATTGCCGTGCCCTCGCGCTTGAGCAGCGAGCCGATGTAAAACCAGCAGCGGCCCATGCGCCTGGCCGTATTGATTACCTGACGAATCTTGGCCGGAGACAGTGCCGGTCCCCAGAAATAGCCCGCGCCGGGGATGCCGATAATCTCGTGCCGGTGGTCCTTGACACGCGCCCAGGCGACCACCTCACGCAACTGACGAGTACTGGCCAGGTGCATGTCCTCGGCGAGCCGCTTGCCGCCGATGCCCTTCGGCCCGGCGGCCTCGATTCGCCCGCAGATTTCTTTGGCCAGGACAGGGACCGGCTTTCGGGCCGCCACCGGCGGCGGGGTGACCGGCTCGGCGGTCCGGTCATCGTCGAACAGCTCGTTTTCCACATTTCCCATATTTTCCATAGCTACACCCTTTTGCCTATTCTGAGCGTGACAGGCACGGCCTTGAGCAGGCCGACGCCGCTGGCCGCGAAACCTTCGTTGGTGTTAAGGCTGCCGGCGATCTCCGCCGCCAGGGACTCGGTCGGGTAGATGATGATGTTCCGCCGAAAGCCGTAGTGCGGCGACATGCTGTCGGAGTAGACGATGATCCAGCCGTCGTCGCCCGAGCCGATCACGAGCGAAGCGCCCGCCAGGTGCAGGGGCAGAAGCCCGGCGGCGACAGGTGAACCGGACGCGGCCAGGGACCTGGCGGCATCAGCCCCGTCCACGCGCCGCTCATAAACCTTCATCGCCTGCCGATGCCCGAGAAGCATCGGCTTGTCGTGCTTGTCTGTGATGATGTAGCCGCCGATTGTCATGCGTTTTCCTCTCGCCACTAGCGAACGATGCCGGCTAAAATCATCCTGGCCGTGTCAATCTGTACCGCCCGCCCGATCTGCGTGCCCACATCTGTGGGCGAGCCAAAAAAGAGATAATCTTCCGGGAACCCCTGCAAGATTGCGGCTTCCTGCCATTCGAGTTGCCGTGCTCCGCCGGGCAGACGATCGTCGATGACCAGAAACTCAGGATCATGCCGCGACGTGAGGACACAGATCGTTGGCGACTTGGCGTCGATCGCGGCGGCATAAGCTTTGTTAACAGCGAAGCTGTTGCTGGTAACGAGTTTCCGCCCGTGCGAACGTCGCCCGATGCGGTATGGACCAGGCCGCAGCCGATCCCGCATAACGAGCGTCGAGCGAGGCATCACCAGCGGGCCGACGCCCTCGGGGCGGGGGAAATTGCCGACATAAATCCGTTTGCGTCGCTGGGCAGAAAAATCTGCTGCGTCAAGCTCAATCCACGGCGTGCCTGGTGGCAGTTCGCGGGTTAATTGTTTAACATCCTCCATACACCACCATGTAGGCTGCGCCCGCTCAATAAGCGCCAGCACCGCCCGGAGCGTCCGGCGCTCAGCCTCCATCTCGTGCGAGCCAGGGGCGTTGCCTACGTTGCGGCGGACACTGAGCCACTCGCACGGGATGCCGCCCAGCATCAGGTCCACGCCCTGCTGCTGGTAGAGCTGTAATAGTTGTGCCTGCACCTCCTCGTCGCGCAGATCAGTATGGATAACCTGTGTCGAAGGATGATTGAGCTGGTAAGTTTTACACGCCGGCTCCCAGCAGTCATATGCAGCGACAATCTCAATCGGCAGGCCACGGGCCGCGCACGCCCATCCGCCCGCCCCAGCACACAGATCAATTGCCCTGATTGTTCGGCCCTTACTCAAAACGGAACCTCCACAGGTTCAGGTAAATCAGCGCGGGCCGTAGCATCGCTGCCGGAGACCGTCCCTGGACCCTGCAGTCGCTGCGCACCGGCCCGCGCCTTGCTGCCATCGTCTTCTCTCGATAATATCGCCTTGAGTGCCTCGATAAGCCTTCTCAGCCAGTACGCGGGCGCATCCGCCACGCGAGCGTAACGGCCCGAGGTCAGGTGGTTCGATGCCACGAACGTATCAAGCCGCTGAGCCGTCCAGCCGAGCCGCTCGCGGAGCTGCGATACCTTATAGAGCAGCGTGTCGGTGGGTGATGCCTTGTCGGACTCCGCCCGCCAGTAGCCGGGGTCGGAATTGATGAGCTGCCCCTCGCAGGCGTCCTCGTAGAATGCCATTACGGCGATAAAGCCCTGCCGCGTCCACGTGCGATCGGCGGCGGAATACGTCCCGCCGATATTGAGCTGGATCGAGTGCCGCATGGCGTCGGATTTGTAGCCGGCCTGGCGGGCCGCCCAGTGCAACGACCTGATTTGTTTAGGGCTGAGTTTCATGGTTTAGCCGCTGAGGTATCAGAGTGGTTTTTCCGGCATGAAAAGCTTCCAGAATTCGAGTTGCTTCATCGCGGTCTTTGGCAACAAGAAGCCATCGCCCATCTTCCATAATGACAGTTCCGGGAATTTTCCCGTGTCCGCAGCAGCTCGCCACAGTAGGGATATTCACCGCGTTCAAAGCCGCGACCAGGTCGGCAATGCACAGGTCTATTCCTTGCAGGCGGCCTTTGATCGGCATCGGCACCTGATGCTCGTTACTGGCGCACTTACAGCACTTTCTTGGGCGTTTCAGCATCACTCTGTCCTTTGTGATCTCCGTGGTGAAAGTCCCGCAGTCACCTCGGTTCTGAAGTGTCGGTTTTTACTATACCGCAAGCGGTAGATGTGCCTGGGACACAGGCCCAGGCTCTTTGCTGGCCCGTCGCAGCCCGGCACGTTGCATGTTTTGACTTCCTTGTCTGCCATTTCTTTTCTCCTATGCCACCGCCGCTGGCGGTCACGCTGTCATAACCTGCCTGCCCAACTGGCGCTGGCCATGTAGGCAGGGATGCTCGACCGTCTCGTCGACGGCCTCGGCGGCCTTGGCGGACGATGCGCCGAGGATCTGCTCGAATGTGCAGGTGTTGCACTTGGGGCATTTTTCGGGCGGGTCATTCACGGGCGAGACGGCGGCTGTGGTACATTCCACGGCCGGGACGGCCGTGCCACCTGGCGACCAGCCGCAGCCGGAGCACATCCAGCCGAGCAGCCTGCGGGCCGTCGCCCTGCGGACCTCATCCTCTACCATGTCGGGCGTCTGAATATCTCGGAGCCGCCTCCGGCGGCGATGACCGGCTGAGATGCGAGCAGGCCGCGTTGCCAGGTTTCGCCTGGCGATCTTCCGCCACGCGCCTTCGGGCAGATGAACCTCGACGCGGCTGCGGAACTTGTCGTAGTTGCAGCGGAACTCAGCGCAGAGGTCGGTGATTGTCGCGCCGTTTGCCAGCCGCCACGCTGCCATCTGCGCCTGGGCGGGATCGGTGATGTCTTTACGCTTGCTCATATCACGCCTCCGGCTTTGCTTGCCTTGCGGCGGTGAGTCATTTCCGCCCGCAATGCCTCGATGGTGATCTTGAATCGCCGAGATATTTTCAGTGCCCCCTCATAACCATATTTTCCGATTGGACGGTTTTTGTAGGCACAGGCGGTCAAGGACTGGCCATCATCTGAAAAACTGGTCACTGTTACGACGAGCCCAGCCCAATGAAACCTAAAGCCCATCGCTAGTCTGCCAGTTTTCGGGACATGAAAATGCCCATTACTATAAGCACAGTCCGAACCCTCAATCCGGTCCACGATGAACGGTGGTCGGCGTTTCCATGCCTCAAAACTCTGCGCGGCCGAACTATTGCCGTAGATCAGAGCCTCGCGATAGAACCATTCGCCGACCATGTTCCCGCCGTCATTCCGCAGCCAGTAGCCGCTCCCAAGCCGTTCGGCTAACATTGCAAAGTCAACGCGATTGAACCGCAGGCCGCCTTGGATGGCCGTATGAAGTGAACTTCTCATTGCGTGGTTAATGCGGTCCCAGGAATGCCCCGTGTCAGCACAACTAAAATCATAAACAAGCTCCATCAGCCGAAAGGCCGCTGACCGTTTTTTTATGCTCATCGTGCACCTCTATGCCCGCCAGCGGCGGGCAAATTCGACATTCGAGATTCGACATTCGACATTCCGCAATCGAAGACAATCACTTCGACGTTTGTCTTGCGCCCCCACTCGAGCGCCGCCTGGTGGTCGGCGTGATAAACGTCGATGCTGTTTCCGGTGATGACGCGGCCGGTGTCGAGGACCGGGACGGGCCGGTTGTCTGCGTAGCCGTCGACAATGACGACGCTGCCGAGCGGGATGACTGCCGGGTCGGCGGCGACGAAAAACGGGACTACGCGATCGACGCGGGCGCCGCTGTAAGTGGCGTTGCGGTATTCGCCGGCCACGAAAACGCTGTTAACTCCGCAGCAGATTTCACACGGGCAATAGGCCGTGACAACCATGCGCATTACATGCGCATGGGAATTCCGAAATCCGAAATCCGAAATCCGAATTTCCTTGGCCGGGACACGGTCTTGGCAGCGGGCCTGGTCGGTGACGTTTGCGGACCGGCTAGAGCCGCTTGCGTCGGGGATGACAGGCCCGCCGTAGCTTTCACTGTTGCGGGCAGGCCCGCTGCCGTTGACCGCGAGTGCCTCAGCCTCAACCTGAGCCGAAGCCTCGGCTACCTCTGGAAGGAGGTGGATTGAATCGCGGAGCTTGAAAGACGCGATCAAATACCCGGCGATGCCGCCGAGCGAGAAGATCGTCAGCATGGCGAAGGTCCGCCAGAATCGCGAATCGTGAATCGCGAATCGCAAATCGTCAAGCTGCTCGGCTTGTTCACGCGCGTTGTACATGTCAGTTTGGGTTCGGTTTGAGGAGGTTTTGGATTATCGCGCATCGAATTTTGCAGGCGATCTGCCGTTCCGTTTCGGCCTGCAGCTTAAGCATGACGGCCGGCGAGACGACAGGTACGGGCTTGCCGTTGAGGGAAACGTTGATCAATGTCAGCCCGCGTGCCGGCTTGCCTGTGATCGGCGCGCAGCGGCTGTCACGCCAGGCCGCCCCGAGCAGCGAAAAGAACCGCCGCAGGCGTTTGAGACCTTTGACTCTCTGAGCTGTTTGTGGGCAATCCATTATGTTGTCCTCAGCAAAACGGCGTCGCCATTCGCCGGTTGAACCACCATCCCAGCAGGCAGACCGCGCAAGCTCCTGCGATCCAACCCGCTGCGAACGTGAGTATGTAAGTCGTCATTTTTTTTCTCGTAGTACAGGCGTCCCCGCCTGTGTTCTTTTCTTCTCACGGCCGAGACGGCCGTGCCACCAAGCCTATGCCACCGAAACCTTTGCGAACGGGATGCTTTCGCCCTTGCCGTGGTCGATCTTGTGCTTCGCGCCGCTGAGCGGAGCTATCCAGTCGAGCTGGGTAACGGAGAAGTCCGCCACCAGGCCCTGGCGGGCTGCGTAGTAGTGCAGGTTTTCGATACGGGACGTAACATCCCGCAGCGCATCACCGGAGCGGGCGAGGTCGACCAGGTACTTGAGCGAACGGCCGGTGAGTTTGCCCCTGTGGCCGAGCGACTTTAGACGGGCCTCGGCTACGAGCTGCACGTCGGCGGCGTGAATTTCGTCGTTCGCCGTGCGTTTGAACTGGGCCTTCGATCGGCTGCGGAGCTGCTCGTTGCCGCCTGCTATGGACTCGGCCCGGCGGGCGTACAGAAAGCCGTCCATCCTCGCCAGCGTGTCGGCCAGGACGATTGCCGGGCGGGCGGCGGGGTCGTCGTGGAGGTTGCGGAGCATGTTAATGGCGGACGGCCGCAGCGTGGTCGCCTCGTCGATGATGACGAGGAACGAAACGCCCTTGCCCAGCATGTACGTCGCCGCCAGCTTGTCGCGGACGGCGTCGTACAACTCGGCTCGGGACCGCTTGTGGGTGGTGATTGAGAACCGCTTTGCTATCGCCGCGACCAGGTCGCGAGGAGATACGCACGCCTCGCCGGCCTGAATATACATGCACTGGGCGGGTCCGCGCTTTAGGGCGATTTCCTGCAGGGCGGAGGTTTTGCCCCAGCCGGACGGCGTCTTGACGATGCCTATCGACGGGGCGTCGGTGGCGAGGTCGCAGACGGCCATTATCTGCCGGGCGATACTCGTCGGCGCGAACAGCGAAGACGACGGCGCGAATGCCGCCTTGTCGGCGTAGCTAAGGAGGAAGCTGGCGATCCGCCGGAGGAACTTATCCGGCGATGAGCCGTAACTGCGGCCGAGCACCTTGGAAAACGTCGCACGCTTCATGCCGACGGCACGCGCGAATTTTTCCTTGCTCAGCCCGTCGACCGTGGCCAGCAGCTCCTTGGCCTGGGCGATGATTTTGGCCTGTTGCTTCGCCGTGAGTTTTCCGTCGGCTGACATAATGGTCTTCCTTGACAGGTTGATGTTTTGAGGTGCGAGATACTCAATCGGCCCCCCATTAGGGGGGCTTTCTGCTGCTATCTGGGTCATGGACGGTCTCCTCTTGGGTCTGTGATGCGAGATGTTCGAGGGGGTCAACCGGGTGCTGCCTTTCGACCGGGTCCGTGCCTGTCGCGGCGACCTCGCTGAAAAACGCCGCTGCGGATTGATCCTGCTTTCGCCGCGTTGCCTTATGCTCGCGGCCGGCCTGTGCGGCGCGGTCGAGCTCGCCGTTGCCGACGAGTTTTAGGCGGGGTGCGGCGGGCTGCTTTATTGATTTCGGATCGTCGAGCATGCCGAGCGCCTGACCCGCGCGCCGCTGCATGTCCAGCATCAGGAGCGTTGCGCCCTTACGCAGCTCGTGGACGCGAGCATTGGTCTCGCGGCGGAAGCGGTTCTGTGCGGCAAGCTCGTCGGCGAGATCGTCCCCGCCTTCGAGCGGGTGGATACTGTTTTTCGGCGTGGCGATGCAAAGAAAATGGTCGGTGGTCGCGTCGAATATCGAGACCTTGGACGGGTCGCCGACGGCGTAGCGGTAGGCGATGTGCTTGGAGATATCGCGACCGCTGGCGCCACGGCGTCGCTCAAACTCCGGACCGTCGCTGATATACCAGTTCTGGAACGCGGCGACAAAGACGCCGTTGGCCTCGATGCGGACTCGCTTGCCGCGAGTAAGCAGCATGGCCAGTGTCTCGCTTGCGGGAGTGACCGGCTGGTAGTGCGGGTCGCGAAGCTCCACGAACGCGCGCAGCGGGCTTTTGCCCGCCGCCGCCGTTGCGGGCGATGGTTTGCGCAGCGAGTAGTCTTCCTCGATGTACCGCCGGAACGCCTCGCGGACGAAGGCCAGGTCGAAGTCGGCCTTGACTTCATCGGCGTTCGGAAGCTCCTTGATCTGCTCGGGGCGGTTGTCCGGTGAGTTGCCGCAGTAGGTCGGGAAGGTTTTATCGAACGGCACGACGCAAGCGCGGAACCACGGCTCTATAGGCTTGGCCTTGGCGTTGTAAGGCCGGGCCCAGTGGACGGTAACGCCGAGGGATTCCATGAGCGGGACTGTCCGCCGCTCGTCGAAAAGCTTCTGCCGCGACTTGCGGTTGCGGCCGCCGGCGACCTCGTGGGCGCGGAAGTCCTTGCCGTTGTCGAGTATGGCGTGCTGGGGCACGCCGTACTTTTCCACGGCCTGAATGAAGGCAGACGCCACGCGGTGGGCGTTGGGCGCGCCGAATGCGATTATCCAGCCGACCGGCTGCCAGCTCCTCGCGTCCAGGAAGGCGGTGAGCCACGGCCGCTGGTATGTGACGACTTCGGTCTCGCGGCCGTCGATGTTTTTGACCTGCCGGCGCGGGACGAAGAAGTCCAGCAGCCGGTGATCGGCTATCCAGCAGTTCATCGCCGGGACCAGCGACCAGTCGCGCTTGACGTACGGGACGCAGCGGTCGCGAAACTTTTTAGGGTCGCGCCCGGCGGCGAGGAGTTTGCAGTCGACTCGCTTTTTGATCCAGTTCTGCACGGTTCGCAGGCGGGGCAGCCGCCAGCCCTGCTCGACGGCGACGGCTCTGGCGAGTGAATGTATATATGGTATCGACGGTCGCTGCTCTTTGAGGTACAGACCGAGGATGTACTCCTGGGCCTCCGCGCTGAAACGGGCTTGGAGCGGCTCGCGCGGGCCGCCGCGACGGTCGATAAGGCCCGCGACGCCGCTTTTGCGATATGCCGCCAGCCAGCGCTGGAGCGCACGCTTCGAGGTGCGGGCGTCGGTGTGGTGCAGGTTCCACGTCTCGATCCAGCGCGCGGCGAACTCCGTCTTGCTCATGGAGGCGGGCTTGTGGGCCAGGCCGCCGAGATAACTCTTAATCAGCTCGTACCGGGCGTATGCCCGCCCACGCTGCGATTCCGTCAGTGAAGCGAACTCGCTGCCGGAGGGCACGGGACCCGGCTGCGTGTCGCCTGCGGCGATTCGCAGTGCCGGCTCGCTTGCCGGGTCTATCCACCAGCCGTGCCCGCCGGCAGAGATCGCTTGAAGCTGGCCGTGCTGGCAGCGGTGGCGAACCCCGCGCTCGCCGATGCCGAGGATCGCGGCGGCGTCGGCTACGGAAAACCAGCCTTGCGGAGGCTTGGTGGCACGGGCGTCCTCGCCCGTGGAATTGATTAGCTTAGGCTGCGCCATTGCCGCCTCCGTGATAGGTGCGCTGCGATGTGCCCTGGCCGAGTTTGACCAGTGGGTGTTCATTTCGGATTTCGGATTTCGGATTTCGGATCTTCCGGGTGTGCCTTTCGCCGTAGGTCCGGACGTGGTACTTTGTGATGACGCCGCTGTATGGGTCAACGCTGACGACGGCGGAGAAGTTGCGGCCGGCGCCGAGGATTAACTGGCCGCGAACGTTCTCGATCGTGAGGTTACCGGCCTCGATCTTCTCGCCGTCGGCGAGCGCGGCGGACACGGCGTGCAATTCCACCGTGCCGATTCGTCCCTTAGGGACGAGTTGCGATTTATTCATCCGGCTTTCCTTTCAGGTCGGCCCGGCCGCGCCTCGGTCGGTCGCCGCTTTTTATGGTGCTGAGTCAATGCCCGCCCCTCAGGGGCGGCAAAGCGCCCGCAGCCACGGCCGGGGCCGGGGGTTTGTCCGGTTGTCAACCACTCGACGCTGTAACCGTGCTTGGTAATCCAGCGACAGAGTGCGACGAGAAAATCTATAGGGAGGGTTTTAGCTTGGCCGAGTAAGAGTCGGCTGAGGAACGCAGGACAATAGCCTCCGAGATGAGCCACTAGATCGCCCTGCTTGACGTTTGAATGGGCAAGCACTAGACGCAACCGCCTCGCAAAATCTTCAATGAGCAGTGATTCGCGATTCGCGATTTGCGATTCTTCTGTCGTCTGACTCATCCTGCGATCCTTTCAGCCGCAGCGAGTGGTCCCCAGAAGTCGTTGAAGGAAATGTTGATGCCGGTGACTTTGCGGAAAGATTTGAAAATCTTTTGCTGCGTCCTGTAGTTTGCGACGCGGCCGATGAGGTAATTACTGAGGCTGCTCTGAGAGACGCCGGCGGCGGCTGCCAGGTCGCCGAGCTTGAGGCCGGCGGAAATAATCCGGGCCTTGACAAAAGCCGCATTTGGCGGTAAGATTCTCGCCGTAGCTTCGGAAGGATTGTTTGACGTTTTAGGCATTGACTCGGCTTTCACAAGGATTCCTATATTTGTATATTATTCCTTCGGTAGGACGGCAGTCAAGTCTTTAATCAGGTTTTTCTAAAAAAAGTTTATGGCCGATGGTAAGAGAGTCCGTGTGCGAAACCCCGCTCTTGTGGAGGGCTTCTGTGGGCGATTCCGGCAGGTGCTGGCGGCCACCGGTGTAAGGCAGCGGCAGCTTGCGAGCCAGATGGGAGATGTTTCACCGCAGGTTATCAGCCGACTGGTCAGCGGCGAGTCGCAGACAATCGCGCTCGATCTGCTCGTGCAGCTTATTGGCTGGGTGGACAATAAAGGCATATCGCCGCAATGGTTACTTTTGGGCTTCGGCGCAATGAAAAAGGCTGATATTCCCAGGGAGCCGCCTGTAGTCGACGCCATGAACCGGCTGACGGAAACCCGCATGATTATCGAGCTGGCCAGGCGAGCGGGCATTGATTTGAGCGACGTAATCGACGATTCTGTGGTAGCGAGCTATGCCCCAGGGCAGGGGATACTGACGGTGCCGATGCGGGATGTGCTGGCGAGGCTTGACGAACAGATCGGTAAGTCGCCAAGAGAAAAAAAGGTGAGGAAATGATTACTTGTCCTCGATGTAAAAAGAAAATTCGCGGCGGTGGCCTACTTCAGGGCCGACCGCAGCAGGGGGAAAAGGTTAAGTGCCCATCGTGCGGTTACATGATTGAGGTGCCGGAAGAAACTCCTCCCCCCGCTTCCGAGGAATCCTGCGAAGAAGATATGATCGGCGTGGACCTTCGCAAGTGGTGGAAAAACTTCAGGTGGATTGCCCTGCCGATAACGGCCGGAGGCATGGCTGCCATGTTGTTGGGGGCGGTCATATCGCTGGTCGCCGGGCTTAGCTTGATATCTACGGAGGCGGAGTACTCCTCATCACTCGGGGGGCGAATAGTCAACCTTCCAATAATTCTGGGGGCGATCAAGGCCGGCTTCTTTCTCGTCGCCGGCATGATCCTATTCGCTGCCGGCCTTTTGTGCCGGGGGCGATGGCGGGACAAGGCGAATACGTAGCGAAGGAAGATTTTCCTAGTTTTGACTTGACTTTCCCACTCCACCTGTCCGACACTGATAACAGCACTTCGTAAATGCGCTATTGATGCGCGGGAATTGGACGGAGCCTGTAAATGGGAAAACGATATGGATATTCCCTGCCTTGGGGCCATTGAGATCGGCTGGCAGTATGCCGCCGCAGTTTTGACGGTCTGGGTAGTAACACAGATCGGCGGCTGCGTGGTAACTTCCTGGATAACCCTCAAACTGCTCAAGCAGCAGACCGGCGATTTGTCAGAGGGGTTCAAGACCCTATCAGCAACTGTCGCCAACCAACAGACACAAATCAACCAGCTTGCCCTTGATCGACAGAAGTGCCGCACCGAGGCTGCCGAGCGTTTCGCGACCAAGGCCGAGTTCGTCCAGCTCATGCGCAGCAGCAACGAATCCGACCGGCGGGTCGTCAATAAACTCGATGAGATGCGCAACGATGTAGGCGAGAAAATAGGCAAGGTCCATAAACGAGTCGACGATATCGCAGAGGATTTCCATCGGTTCCAGGGCGAGATGAAGGGGAAGGGTTAAAACATGGACAAAGCGACATTCAGACATCAGTCACTCATGGAAGATATCCTGCTGACATTGCAGGCGATCTGGACAGCCAATCCGGGAATAGGTTTGCAGGCTGGACAACTCTACGAAGGCCTCGCCGCCGGCAGCGAAGTACCGCCCAGCGACGAAGAATCGCGAGCGGCGGTGGCCGACCTGATCGAGCGGGGCCTGGCCGAGAGCGTGCCGTCAAAGATGCCGTCCGAAGTGCCGCAGAAGTGCTACCGGATCACGGCGAGGGGGCGGGACTTCGCATCGCACAGATTCCCGTGGAATTACCTCGACGCCTTCGCGCCGAGAAATATTTCGTAGCACCCGTACGGGTGGAAAGACACGGGCGAGACCTGCCTGCTTACCGCAGGTAGGCAGGCGCCCGTGCCACTAAAAAAAATGCCAAGACGAGTGACACATTCAAAAGCATACGACGAGCTGGCGGTATACGCCGGCGTCCGGTGCGGCATGAAAAAGCCCACTCCGCAGGCGGTGGCTAATCGCGACGACTCGCGAGAGCTGCGCGACCGGCTCTGGCTGGAGTACGAGCGGATGCACCGCGACGGCCAGACGTACCAGCTCGACCGCGACATTATGCCGTTCTGCAAAGCGCACGGCGTAAAGGCAAGCAAGTCGTCGGTCAATCGCGACGGGCTGCGCGTCCGCGAGGGAATTAAAGCGGTGAAGCTCCGGGCGGAGCTGGCGTCGGCCGTGATGGACGCCGCCGGCAACAGCGGCGAGGACGTGTTCAAGGCCGGTCGGCTGCTGGCCGGGCAGATGATTTTCGAGGCGCTTAACGGCATGTCGATCGTGGCGCTGGAGGACCTGTCGGCCGACCCCATAAAGCTGCTGCGGATGATAGACACGCTCGGGGCGCTGTCTCGCGTAGAGGCCGATGCCGAGCGGACAGGCGTCGAGGCGGAGATGACGAAGGCCAAGCTGGCGGAGTATCACAAGTCGGCAAAACAGGAAGTCGACAGGGCCGCAAAGGCAGCCGGCGGCAAGGGGCTGACGCGGCAGGACGTCTACAAAATCCTCGACTCGGTTATGAAAGGCCAGGCGGCGTAAAGAACAAATGCCGAATGTCGAATGTCAAATGTCGAATGAGATACTAACTCGCCGGAAGTCGAAGGCTGGTCGGATTCTGCTGCCGTATCAGGAGGCGTGGCGGCGCGATACCAGCCCGCTCAAGCTGTGGGAAAAATCGCGACGCATCGGCGCGACCTACGCAGAAGCAAATGACGTGGTCTTCACCCGCCTTGCGGGCCGGAAGGTGGACTACTGGTTCACCTCGGCCGATGAGTCGGCGGCGTATGAGTTCGCCGAGTATAACCGCTTCTGGCTGTCCGTCGCAGACGCGGTGGCGGACAGCTTCACGGAGGATATCGAGGACCCGGTAACCGGCAAGACAGCCAGGGCGTTCTGCGTGCGATTCCCAAACGGCGCGCGCATGACGGCGATGACCTCCAATCCGCGACGGTTCCGCTCCAAGGGCGGCGACGTGGGACTCGACGAATACGCGTACCACGATCAGCCGGGGGCGATGTACGACGCGGCGGAGGCCTGCACGATGTGGGGCGACTGGCTGCGGATACTCTCCACGCATAACGGCGAGGGGTCGCTGTTCAATAAGTTCGCCCAGATGGCCCGCCGCCACGCGAGCGGCGAGGCGAAGGCCGACGATATACCGTTCTCGCTCCATCGCGTGACGCTGCCGGAGGCGGTCGCGCAGGGGCTCGTCGAGCGGATAAACGAGGTCAAGGGCACGAAATTCACACGCGAGGAGTTCCTGAAGCTCAGGCGAAGCCGATGCCGCAACGAGGATCAGTGGAACCAGGAGTACATGGCGATTCCGTCGACCGACTCGACCGCCTGGCTGCCGTACGAACTTGTCGAAGGTTGCGAGGATGATAACGCCGGTCGGGCGGCATTGGCCGGCGACGGACAGAGGTATATCGGCATGGACGTCGGCGAGACGAAGGACCTGACTACTATCTGGACGCTGGAGCGCGTCGGCGATGTGCTGTGGACGCGAGAGCTTGTCGTCTTCACCGATGAGCCGCTCTCGGTCAAACAGGATGCGCTTATCGCCCGGATCAACCACCCGCGAGTTGTGCGGGCGTGCATAGACGGTACCGGAGTCGGCGCGCAGATCGCACAGGCGGCGGCGAAGACCGGCAAGGGCGAAGCGGTCAAGTTTTCGCTGCCGGTAAAAGATGAGCTTGCCAGTCCCTTACGGGGACTGTTCGAGGATAAACGAATTCGCATACCCCCCGGCGCCGAGATTCGCGAGGACCTCCACGCGGTCAGGATGACGCGGACGGCAAGCGGAAACGTCCGCTTCGATGCGGAGCGGTCCGAGGCGGGCCACGCCGACAGGTTCTGGGCGCTTGCCCTCGCATGCCATGCGGCAAAGACCGCCGTGCGCGGCCACATGTGGGTGGCGTGATTCTAACTCGCGAATCGCGAATCGCGATTAAAAAACTATGTCAGGGACGACCAAAGAAATTCGAGATCCGAGATCCGAGATTCGAGATTCGTGCGCTGCGGCGCTGGCCGAGATGGCCGGCGTGCCGGCGTCGGCGGCGGCAGACATGGCAGCGGCGGCGAAAGACCTCACGCTCGGCCAGTACGCCAGGCTGTGGGAAGCGGGCATGGAAGGCTCGCTCAGCGCCGGCGGGCTAAACGAGCCTATGCGGCCCTACCAGCAGTCGCAGTGGGTGTACAAGTGCGTCAAGGCCCTGTACACCACCGGCGCGGGAATACCCCTGCGGCTCTCAACCGAAACGGACGGGCTGAAGTACCACGCCAAGAGCTACCGCGCTGCAATTCGCCGCAGCAGGAAACACTCACTGCGCCCGATGCCCGGCTGCAAGAGCGTTTGCGTGGGTGGTGTGGGTGGCGTCGGCAAGGCGGCAGACGGCGAGCTGGTGGAGGCCGGCGAGGCGTGGGAGCTGCTGAACCGCCCCAACAGCTACCAGGACTGGCCGCAGTTTTTCTCGGCCCTGATCGGGTACTTCTATGCGCGCGGCAAGGTTGCACTGGTGATGACGGACATGGTCGGCAACTCACCCGGCGAGATGCACGTTATCGACGGCAAGCACATCAAGCCGGTATGGGCACGGGATGACAATGACATGCCCGTTCTCCTGGGCTATAAGTACCGCGCGCCAAAGAGCGGCAAGGAAATCCCACTCTCCACGGATGAGGTCAAGTACTGGGCGCTCTGGGACGACAGCGACGATCCGCTGGGCGGGATGGCGCCGAGCTTGCCGGGCAGGCTGGCGATTGCCACCGATTACAACGCATCACTGTTCAACGCGTCGGCACTTTCCAACGGCTGCGATATCGGCATCCACGTCGACTTCCCGCAGGCGCTCACGCCGGAGCAGCAGGAGCAGTACCGAACCACGCTCCGCCAGAGACACCAGGGTGCGGCCAGGGCTGCGAGGCCGCTTATCACTGAGGGCGGGGCGAAGGTGTCCGAGCTCAGCGGCGCGGCAAAGGATATGGCATGGGACAAACTCAAGGGGATGACGCGGATCGAGATATGTGCGCTCTATGACGTGCCTCCGGTCGTTGCCGGATGGGTCGAGGCCGCCGGAGACAGCTCGGCCTATACCGAGAATGCCCTTAAGCAATTTTACCAGCAGGCGATTTTCCCGATGCTGGACTTCTTCGCTCCGGCACTGCAGGAGCTTGTATCACGATTCGACGTAAGGCTTGTGCTGTGGTTTGATGTTGAAGATCAGCCGGTAGTCCAGAAGATGCGACTGAGCCGTATCGAGTCCGGCGATAAGCTCGTCAAGTGGGGCGTGCCGGTCGAGGATATAAACGATCTGCTCGACCTCGGCCTGCCGGACCGCCCGCAGCATAGGGTAGGCTTTATTCCCGTCGGCATGCAGCCGGTGGCGGATGCGATGACGCCGCTGCCGCCGCTGGATGAGGGGGCGAGCGCGGATGACAGCGATGAGCTGGACCAAACCGCCGAACAGCGGAATGTCGAATGTCGAATGCCGAATGTCGAATTGAATGCGGTTGAAAAGGCCGCCGCCGAGCGAATATGGCGTGCCTGGCACGCCAGTTTCACGCCGCTTTCCAAGCGGCTGGCCAGGCTGCTCATTACCAACTACTCCGCCCAGGAGCGGTGGATCGTCAAGCTTCTTAAGGACAAACTGCCTGCCGCTGAGGACGCCAAGGACTCAGAGGGTGTTGTCGTTAAAAGCAATAAAACAACCTCAGCGTCCCCTGAGACCTCTGCGGCTATCAAGAGCGAGACCATCATCGCGGAGATTCTGGTCGACGTGTTCGACAACGCCGAGGAGCTTCGGAAATTCCGCGCTCGCCTCGCCCCCGGAGTCGGCGACGCCTACGAACTGGGCGTCCGCCAGGCGGCATCCGAGGCCGGCCTGACGGGCGATGCGGCAAAAACACTCGTCGACAACGTGACCGGCGGCAGCCACGTTCGCGCGGCGATGCAGAGCGATACGATAACCATCGCCGCAAAGACCAACGCGTTTACGCGGCAGCATCTTCGCAAGTCCCTGGTCGACGGGCTCGGCAATAATGAGTCCATCAACGAGCTGGCAGACCGCGTGCAGACGTTCATGGGCAACCGTCGAAAATCGGCACTTGTCCAGGCTCGCAACGCCGTGGGCCAGTCGCTCTCACGGGCCAGGCACACCGGCCACGTCGCCGCCGGTATGACGCACAAGAGCTGGATATATTCGCGAGGCCCCGGCGATCGCCGCGAGGCGCACATCGCCGCCGAGGCGACGTACGCAAAGAAGCCTATTCCCATGTCGCAGCCGTTTGTAATCAACGGCGCCCACCTGATGTACCCGCGAGACACGGCCGGGCCGCCGGGCGAGATCATCAACTGCGCGTGCCTTAAACTCGCGATGCGAGTAAATCCGAAATCCGAAATCACAAATCCGAAATTCGCCGACCTCGCGCAGCCGCTGCTGGCGCGGGGATTCGTGACGTACGCGGGGATGCTCGCCCAGAGGGCGAATGAACAATTACCAATGCCTAATGACCAAACCAGGGAAAAAGACAATGCCTAAAGAAAATACAAAAACCATCGGAATTGAAAAAGGCACCGTCGATCGCGACAGCGACGAGGCACAGGGACGATTCATCAAGGCCTACTCCAAAGGGGTTGACCTTGCGACAAGGACCATCGACGGCATTGCCAGCACTATCAGCCTGGACCGCGACGAGGAGATTATTCTGCCTTCGGCGTTTGAAAAAACCATTCCTCTGTTCCTGGCCGGAAGCGCGCCGATGGTTAATGCGCATCAGCATCGCGGCCCGGAGGCCACACAGGTCGGCTGGATCATGGAGATGCGCATTGCCGGGCAGAAAATTCCGTTTAAGGGCCGGTTCGTGAACGACACCGAAGGACCGGCCGAGCGGTTCTGGCGGCTCGCCAGCGATCCCAAGGGCAAGGGGATTCAATTCTCGATCGGTTTCATGCCGGTCCGCTGGATTTACGGCTCGGTGGCCGACATCGTCCGGGAGTTTCCGGAGCTTAAGAAGATACTCACGGAGCTGAAGCCGGAAGATCGCCTGCGGGTGTATACGGAGATCGAACTGCTGGAAGTGTCGTGCGTACCTGTCGGCTCCAACCGTGATGCGACGCAACTGCTGGCCGCCAAAGCAGCCTCGGAAAACGGCGAAAGGGCACTCGACGAATTCGAGTCCGCAGTGGCGCAGAAGGTGGTTGAAAAACTGGGCGCCTCAGAGACCTCCGCGACCTCTGCGGCTGAAATCAAAACTCGTCAATCCGAAATTCTCGACAAGCTCAGCGAGCTTGCCGAAGCGATAGAGCTGTCGTCTGACACGCTCGGCCAGGTTCCTCCGGGTGATTTAGGGACGCCCCCACCGGAAGGCCGCAAAAACGAACTTGGTCGGCCCGGCGACAGCCCAGGGGCGAAACTCAGGGATGCAGCCGAAGGGCTGCTCAAGACGTGCACCGACTAACATCTAAGGAGAATTTGAGATGGAAAAACTATTCAAAATTTTCGGCGCCATCACGGCGCTGCTTGCCGTTCCGGTCGAAGATCGCGACGAGAAGGCAATCCGCGAGACGCTGAAAGGCGCCGCCGATTTCTTCGAGAGCGACGAAGCCAAGGAGCTTTCCGCCGACAACGACGTCGCCGGCATGAAGGCGACGGTGGACCAGCTCAAGGCCGACAGCGAAAAGGCCGCAGAGGAGCTGCGGAAGATTCAGAAGATGGGGCTGACGCTCAAGCAGGGTCGCGTCGAGGTGCCGAACTACAACGAGGTAATGGCACTGCGTCGCGTCGGCAACGTGTTTCGCTACGTGGACCAGGCCGAGGCGTTTGGCGCTATGACGGCACGGGCGATATTCGGCAAGAGCCCCCGCTACGAGGAGATCGTCAGTGAGCGGGCAAGGAGCATGGCCGACGAGATAGTCAAGGACCTCGACCCAGACGTAACCGGCAGCGGAGCGGAGCTGGTCAGTAACATCTACATGGCCGACCTGATAGCACACCTCGAAGCCGTGGGCGTGCTTTATAATATGTGCGATCGCGTGCCGCTCCAGACCATCGGGCAGACTATCTACCCGAAGCTGACCGGCGAGCTGACCGCCTATCCGACGAGTGCAGCGGCGAAGATCGCAGAGAGCGCCCCGACATTCGGCACGGTCACCCTTACGCCGGTCAAATGGGGCGTGCTCACCCCGGTACCCAACGAGTTCTTCCGCAACCCGACGCTGCTCGACCAGCTCGGCCAGCGGCTGGCGATGCTCATAACACGGGCAATTGCATACGCCGCCGACAACGCGCTGGTCAACGGCGACGGAACGTCCGACTACGGCGGAATTACCGGCCTGCTGCAGGATGCGAGCCTGACCGCCGTGACGGCTGCAGCGCACACCTCGCTGGCTGCGTACGACGCCAATGACTGCGGCAAGGTCATCGCGGGCTGCGCCAAGGATTACGTGACCGATCCGTACTGGATGTTCTCCCTGTCCGCACAGCGGACGCTGCGGAATATCCGCCAGGTCGACGCCTCCGGCAACGCCACCGGTCAGCCGCTGTTTCAGCGAGGCGGCAACGGCGAGCCCAACACGATCGACGGATACCCCTACACAACCTGCCAGCGGTTCCCGGCGGCTGCGGCCGCCACGGCGGCGGTCAAGTGGGGCGCGTTCGGCGACCTGAGGCTGTCGCACTATTTCGGCATGCTGGGCGGCATCCAGATCGACCAGTCCGAGCACGTCCGCTTCGAGCATGACATGACGGTCATCAGAGGTATCGCGATGATGGACTGCAAGGTTAAGGACGCCGACGCGACCATAATCGCAAAGACGCATGCGTAGTTGGTAGCACAGGCGTCCCGCCTGTGAAGGCAGTAGAGATCAGGAAGCAGTGGACAGTAATGGTGAATTGTGGCCTTCGCCCGCCAAAGGGCGGGCGAAGGCTGAGCGACAAGTAAAGCGTACACAAGGAGAAAACGCTATGAACAAAAAGAGTATTCAGACAATCAGCATATTCGCCCTGGCCCTGCTGGTCATGGCGGCGACGATCTGGACCGGCCTGCAGCCGGTGCAGACTGCACATGCCGCAACACCGGTGACCGGAGCGACAAACGCCAAGGCCGGCTCCGGCGGCGTTACCAAGGGGCTGTTCGTCAAGCTGGAATCTGCCGGGACGATCGTTACGGCGACGGCGGTGAGTGACAGCGTAGTCGGCGTGTGCGAGCTGACGGCGTCGGCTAACGCTCTGACAAAGTACGCACCTGCCGCTACGCGGACAACAGTCACCTCCGGCGAGAATATCGCCGTGGGCGACCTGCTGACCGCAGGCGCCGGCGGCAAGGCGTTCGTCCTCGACACCGACGACGCCTCCACACAGCGCATAGCGGCGATGGCACTCACGGCCGCCAGCGGAGCGGATGAGGATGTGACGGTTATCGTCCTGTCATCCGCAGCCGAGCAGCGGCTGGCACTGGCGACGCTCGCCGTCGGCGGCGGTTACGGCTCGACCGGTGTGAGCATAAGCGACGCCGGCGTCATACAGGCCGACGACGATATCACCTCTGACGGCGCGATCACCGGCGGCAGCCTGACTGACGGCACCGTCACATTCACGGCAGGTGCGGCGACCGGCACGCTGGATATCTCCGGCGCCACGGTTACCTACCGGGCAATCGCCAACGCGGACGTTGCCGCCGATGCCGCGATAGCGCGCAGCAAATTGGCCGAGGAGGCACTGGCCGTCTACGGCATCCCGTTTACCGCATTGCGAAACGCCTCGGCGGTCGCGCTCGTTGCGGCGGCGGAGGACAATGAGTTCGGCCTGACCTCCGCCGGCTTCGGTACAGGAACGCTGGTTATCGACGGCGATCCGGCCAGCGCGGAGTCTGAGACATCGACGCTGATGTTCGAGTTCATCCTGCCGCCGGAGTACGTGGCGGCGGGCGATGTCAACCTGGTGATCACCGCCAGGGAGTCTGTCGGCACCGCGACCGTCGCCACGACCTATTCGTGCGAGGCGTACGAATCGGACGGCGAGGCCGGCGCGGGCAGCGATCTCGCCGGCTCGCCGGATGTGACCGACATCACCAATAATTGGCAGACGTCCACCACGGCGATCACCGCCGCCGGCCTGGTGGCCGGCGATCGGCTGATCGTGTTCGTCCGCCTCGTGACGGATGACACAGGCGGCACAGTCGGTACAGTCGCTCAGATCGGCAAGGTGGAGCTGCACATCGACATCAAGGGCTAGCCCGAACACAGATAACACCGAACTCACCCCTTAGGGGTGTGAAAGGATTTGATTATGGTGAAGAAGGACAACAAACCAAAGGGCGACAAGCCCGATCCCCCGGCACCACCGCCGCCTGACGACAAGAAGCCGGCCGGCAGCGATCTGGTGGTTGCAGTTGTCACGCACACCATCGGGTTCTGGGGCATCGTGGTTCGCCCGGTGATCGACGACACCGCCCGTAATCAGCCGCCGGTGATCAAGCCGGTCAGGGCGGTTATCCCCCGCAGCGAGGCTGTCGCCGCAGGCTTCGCGATTGTCGGCAAGGTGCCGGCCGGAGCGAAGATCGGCGAGATAATCAAAAACAAGGAATGAGCGTTGCTCCTTTCCTTTCAGGCTGTGCGTCCCCAAGGGACCACGGCCGCCGCGCCCCGTGAGGACGCGGCGGTTGTGATTGCTAAAAATAACAAAACAGCCTCTGAGTCCTCAGCGATCTGCCTACCAGCCGCTAGGCAGGCAGGCCTCTGCGGCTAACAGACAGGAGCATGACATGGTAACGGTAAAAGTGAAGGCACTGAAGGAAGTCAAAGACAACGGCGTACTGCATCAGCCGGGAGAGGTGTTCGACATGGAAATCTCACTGGTCAAGCCGCACAAGGCTGCAGGGCAAATTGCCCTTGCGGAAAATCCGAAATCCGAAACCCGAAATCCGAAAGCTAAACAACAGCGGACGCCGCGCGACAAGCAGCAGCGAAGCGGCGAGAACAAATAGTTGATTCGCGATTCGCGATTCGCGACTTGCGATTCTGGAGTTCGCTATGAGCCTTTGCACGCTGGCACAAGTTAAGACGCACCTGACGATCGCCACGTTGGACACCGACCACGATGCGGTGCTGAACCAGCTCATCGGCCAGGTATCCGCGCGCCTCGCCCGCGAGGCCGGGCGAATCGCCGCCGGTGCGCCGTGCCTGGAAAAGACATCACTGATCCATTATTACTTCTCGCCGTCCAGCCGCGAGCACATACTGCAGCTTCCCGCCTACCCGGTGGTATCCATCAGCGAGATCAAAGAGGCGATGTACGGCGCCCACGCCGACGCCACCGCGCTGGTGGAAAACGAGAGCTACCAGGTGCGCTCGGATATCGGCCACCTGATACGCATCGGCTTCTGGCTGTCGGGAATAAACACCGTCAAGGTGACATACATCGGCGGCTACACGGCAGCGGGCGAAACGCCCGGCGACGGCGAGACTGCGCTGCCCGATGACATCGTCGAGGCGGCGGTAATCCAGACTGCCTTCTGGCATAAGCGGCGGCTGGAGCACGGCGTGACTTCCGCCGGCTTCCAGGGCGGCCAGTACACAGGCTACGCCAAGGATGAGCTGCTGCCGGAAGTGAAGCAGATCATGAGGAGCTATCGGACGATGGGCGCGTAGCGGAATGTCGAATTGCTAATGACGAATGACGAATGGCGAATGGCGAATGGCGAATGGCGAATGGCGAATGGCGAATGGCGAATGAAAAACTCAGAACACAGAGGTGCAGAGATGATAAGTAATCCAGTGAAAATTGCACAGCAGCTTATGTGGGGCGAGTTTCGACGAGAGACATCGAGGGAGGTGCTTCTTGTTTTAATCAGGACTGGCCAGTGGCCGATGACCGCATGTCAGGAGACGGCAGAGAGGGCCGTCGCTTACGCCGATGAACTCATCGCAGCGCTTAAGAAATAAATCCGAGTAATCAGTGTAATTCGTGGACTAATGATCGTGAGCATAAACATCCCGGCGGAGACGCGGCGAAAGATAGGCCGCGACTCTCAGCTCGCCGCACGTGCGGAGGAAGTATTCGCACGCGCGGTCCTGGCGGGCGCACAGACCGGTGCGGAGCGCACGAGCGAGCTGCTGCAGACCAACCGGCTGCCGGTCAAGACGCGGCGAGGCGGCGCGGGACTGGCAGGATCGATAACAGCCAAACCCCTCGGCGGCATCGGTCGGCGGGCCGGCTTCGGCGTGTTCAGCGACTCGCCCGCCGCCAGGTACGCGGCGATCCTCGAGCGCGGCGGCGTGATTCGCCCGAAAACAGCGCGTGCACTGGCCGTGCCGGTATCGGATGAGGCACGCCGACATACCAGCCCCCGCGATATGGACGGGCTGACGCTTATCCCCCGCCAGGGCAAGCCGTCGCTGCTTGTCGAAAAACTTTCCTCTCGCGGCGGGCGGCGGGCGCAGTGGCGAATTCACTGGGTGCTGCTCAAGAGCGTGACGATGCCCGCGTTCGCCTGGCTGACTGCGGCGGCGGATATGGTCAAGGGCGACGTGCGAGACAGCGTTAAGGGCGAGATCAGAGAGTTTGCAAAACAATGGTAATTTCGATAGCCGCAGAGGACGCAGAGGACGCAGAGGTTTGATTGTTTCTAAAAACAACCTCAAAAACCTCGGCGACCTCAGCGGCAAAGGACTGTCGCTGTGGCAAATAAAATCGATAACGCGGCGGATGTGATAGTAACGCGGCTGAACTCCGTCCACGGGCCGGAAGGCACGGCTCCGATTTTCAAGAAGCTCGTCGAGCGCAAGATAATCCTCGCCCACAGGGTTTCGTCCCGCCCGGTGATGGGCATCGTCGTCGACGATTTCTGGCGCGAGGGCACGACGTGGATCGTCAACCTGCTGCTGATGCTCGCCGACGATGACGACCTGTTCGCCACCGTTGCGAAGATAGACGCCACGCTCGAGGCGCTGGCGGCCGAGAACGGCACGCTGCCGGCAAACATGGACAGGCCCAAATGGCAGGCGTGGCACGACATGACGACACACGCAGGCTCGCCGAAAAAGATCGGCGCGGTGGGAAGCCTCAGACTGCGAGTACAGGAACCCCTTTTAATCACGTGATAACGTAAGGAGCCAGTTATGGCAGGCGAAAAAATCTACGCATTGCGGTACGCCAAGCACCCCACGGTGGCGATCGCCGGGGCCACGCACGCGCTAATCGCCCCGAGCACAATCTCCAAGGCCGACCAGGGTGCCGCCGGCACGACGGGCAGGGCCGGCACGATGGTGACGGACAAACGGGTCGACGTCGAGGTCCACGCGATAGAGACCATCTACACGCTGACCGATATCTCTCACGGCGCGGCGAACCTGTCCTACGGCCTCTTCGCCAGGCTGACGCCCCGGACGGTATTCAAGGTCGACCAGGGCCCGGCCGGCTCGCCGGGTCCGGCCGATGCGCTGGTTACGCACAGCGAGCTGGCGTGTGAGATCTACGGCCAGGACTTCACCGAGCTGCTGGCGCTTATCGGGGCGGCCAAGGCCACGCTGACGCTGAGCGTGGCCGGCGTCGCCGGGGCCGCCCAGTCGGTGGCGGTGACCAACGTCTACTTCGACGAGATCATCGGCCAGGTGGAACTCCCCGCCAAGGATGCCGGCGGCACAATCGCCGCGTTCGGCATTCGCGGCCAGTGCGCCTTCGGCGACGCCGAGACGTTTGCCGACGTGATCGCCGCCACGCCGACCAACTACGAAGCCATACTGGCCAAGATCGGCGCGACGGCAGCTAACCTGGTTCTCGGCATCGAGGGCGCAGCCGGTGCCAATGAGAAGATCACGGTCAAGAACGTGTACTTCCATTCGCCCGTAGGCTCGCTGGAGATCCCCGCCAAGGATGTGGCCGGCAACCTGCAGCCGTTCGGCATTCGCGGTATCGGCCTGTGGGGCGCTGAGGACACGTACCCGCTGATGGTACTCGCTGCGGCGGATGTGTAATTTTGAAAGTCGCGATTTGCGAGTCGAATGAGAGTAATTCTGTGTAATCAGTGTAATCAGTGGACTGATGGCTGACGAAATCAAAATCCCGGTAACCCTGCCCGGCGGCAAGCAGGCGTCGATGACGCTGCGCCAAATCGCCGCCGCGCAGAAACAGGTCGGCGACGCCGGCCAACAGGCCGGAGCGAAGGCCGAGGGCGGGTACGACAAGGCGGAGCGGAAGCTGAAGCGATATGAGCAGGCGCTGCGAAGGGCACGCTACGAACAGAACCGATCCGGCAAGGTCACCGACCAGCAGCGACGAAGAATTACCCGCCTGTCCGCCGTGACGGACGGCTATCGCCGCCGCCTGAGCCAGGCAAGGGGCGTTACGGCCGATTCCGCCTCCGCCACATCGAAGCTGGGCGAGAAGGTCAGGTCTCTCGCTGCTGCGTACCTGGGCATGCGCACCGCACTCCAGATAATGAACCACCTCCGCCAGGAGACGGAGGCAAACTCCGAGGCGACGCAAACGTACCTGCGCGCCTTGCGGGCCGTGCTGGCGCTGTCGGCGCTGGAAGGAGAGCGGAAGGAAACGAAGGCTTTCGTCAGGGAAGCGGCCAAAGAGAGCGGAACTCCGATCGACGAAACCGCAGCCGCGTACTACACGCTCATGGGCGGCACCGCAGGTATGTCGAAGGAGCGGCGGGAAAGCCTGTTCAGACAATCGCTGCTGATGAAAAAGACGGACCCGAGCGCGAATCTCGAATCGCTCGTTAACCTGTTCAGCACGCTGGCTTCCCAGAACGCGGCAATGTCGCCGGTGCAAATCGGCAACCTCGTGTCCAAGACGATTGAGCAGGCAAAGAGCACGCCCGAAGAAATGGCGCAGTACCTGCCGGATGTGCTTTCTGCGGCTACGGCCGGCGGGGTCGGGCCGGGCGAGGCATCCGCGATGTTCGCGTTCTCCACCCGCAAGGGCGGCGGCGTGGCAAAGAGCGGCCAGGCCGTCAAGAGCGCCCTGCTCGGTCTGCTCGCGCCGTCGCCGGAAGTCGAGAAGCAGCTTGTCGATTACGGCTTCCCGGCAGGCGCCGACCTGATGACGCGCGTATTCTGGCTTGCAGAAAACGCGCGTGCGCTTCCGCCGGAGCTGCAGGCCGCACTTGGTGGGCGACGGGGCATACAGGCCGTCAGCGCGATAGCGACGTCGCCCGAGGAGTTCCGTCGCGAGATACAGACCATAAGAGGGGCCGTTGCCCAACCCGGCAGCCTGCTCAAAAAACGCATGCAGGCCATGTACGGCGAGGAGCCGGGCCAGCGATATATCGATCAGATCGACCAGCTCGAGGTGATGATCGAGCAGGATAAGGCGAAGGATGAGGAGGCGTATCTCGACGCGGCGGAGAAGCTGTTCGAGATGATACAGCGCAAGGCCGGGACGTCCTCGATAATGCGAGAATATAGACTCTGGATGTTCCGACGATTTCGCGACCTCGGACTTGAGCCCATCCGGGGAGAAGAC